CGCATGAGGTGATCCGCCTCCCTCTCTTTAGAATGAGGAAGGTAGAACTTCATGAGCGCACCATAGGAGTCAAGTGGGTCGACTGCCTTCTTGAGGCGAGAAACGAGACATTTGTACTCGATCCTCTGGAGGACACTATTATAACGTGTCTCCCAAGTCGAATCATCCCAACTCCAAAGGGCGATTTGCTCGAGACCGGGGGGGCCGTAAGGCACTCTACGTATACCACGAATGTGGTTAGCGAACCTTTCTGAGGTTTCGCTATAACCAGCTGTTAGCAGGTTATTGTGGAATGCTACTGCCCGTTCGATATTCGAGTCGTGATGTATGTCCTTGAGAGGTATGCGCAGCCTAACTGGTGTTACCAGATAGCCAGCGTAATAGTCTCCACCGCATGATTCTCGAAATAAAGATCTCGAGAACGACTTTGCGGTATTGACCTTAAGGCCGAAGGCCTCAAGCATCTCATAGACATAAGGCACCATATCTACGGGGACAATCATGTCGTCACCGTAGACCCTCACTCCATTAAACCTGGAGAGAGGTTTCTTTGGTAGGTTGCCATGCATCTTCAAGTACGCCATGTGGATGATCGTATAAAAGATCATCGTTTCCACTGGAAATGTAAGTGAAGAGCCCATTGACGCAAATTTCTTGAGGGGTATAATAGTCCCTCTTACATTTGCAAATCGCGAACGTGAGGCAATACTAATCTCACGCAAACGATGAGCGCGGGCGAAAAGCCCGTCGACTACCAATGGGAAAAGAACCCTGTCCGAAGCAGCGCTCAAATCTATAGTGGCCAGTTGGCCACTAAGGAAAGAGCCCTCTTGGGCGAGTTCACGGTTAAACTCCTGAGTATCCCAGCACATCGCATTCCAAAGAATGCTATGCCGGGGACGACGGAGTACATCCGTGAAACAGTGGAGAAGTCCCTGTTGGACCATTTGGTTCCAAACAGGCTCCATCGCAATAATGCGAGGTCCTTTCATGGTTTTCGGAACATGGGTGACCCTTGAAGGGGTCTCCTCATGCTCACTGAGTATAGTCACAGGATCATCGAGATCCTGCCTCCAACCACAGGACAAAAAGTCCCAATGGGGGAGGACCCGGTCAAGCCGGGATGTCCACACTCTGCTAGAGTATCTACCATTGTAGGTTTCTCTAGTAGCCAGAGCCCCTGATGAATGCCTTGGAACGAGGTCTAATGACTCTCGTTCTACGGCAAGGAAGAAATCCCTAAATAGCCAATTAGCTACGTCGGAAAATCTCCTTAAATCATCAGGAGTAAGATCTGGCAGTGACGAGTCCAACGCTATATACTCATTGTAAGCTTTATCAGTACGCTCTTTCGAGCATTCAGAATCAAGCTTACTAAAGAGAAGGCAAGACTGTCTGATTGCTCGGACAGCCTGAGCCTCCTCCTCGAGTCGTCCGCCACTACGGCGGTAGCGCCTACCAGTTTTATCGAAAAGGACCTGAGTGAAGCCAAAGAACAACCTTGGCCTCGCGTCATCTTTACCTCGGCGAAAGCCGGGGAATGATGAAACCTCAATGTGCCCTCTCTCGAGAGAAGCAAGAAGCTCCTTCTCGAAGGTGGGTAGGGTGAGAGTAAGGAAAGACTCACCCTCCTTTTCGACTCTCGAGATAATTGACTTAATATCTCGAGATGTGCTGATGCCAGTCTGGCCACCCAACTCTAAGAGTAAGGTTTCCAAGAGCTGAACCATGCTTTTCATGCTACCTCCTTGAGGTTAGACATCATGGCATGGTCCTGCAGAAAACTCTCCTAGTTAGCTTTCGCCAGCAAGGAGAGCCGCAACGTTGGCGGGCGTAGCCCAAGCAACAATTGCGTCAGCAATGTCACCGACCTGAGCATCACTGAGACCGTTACGCGGAGCATCGATAACGATGTGCGCGTGAGTCTCGATGTTCACGTTCTGGTCCGGCACAAGAGGGTTCGACACAATGTCGACCAGCTTGAGCTGAGCCAAGTGACGGTACCGAGTTCCGTTGCTGTGCTTGACCGTGAGTTGATACTTACGGTCGGCAGAGGCAAAAGAACCTTCGGTCATCGATAGGCCAGTCCTGGCCAGCGATACCGGGGTACCGTCAATGGTGACTGACTGCGGATCTGCAAGAGCCATAGCTCCTACCTTTCTCAATGCCTCACGGCATGGTTAATAGGTGTGCGGGCGATGTGTCCGCTATCACCGGAAACATTCCAGTGATAAGACGCAAGCCTCACTTAAGGCCTACGTATTTTGCCTTGGTAGCTCCTAGAGCACCAAGGATGGCCCACTGAAAACCATTGAGGTCCCAGTTGGGGGCCATACTATAGGGAGATCCTGAGCGACGGGTCTGTTGAACTCTCTTATAAGGAAGAGTTCTAGGACCTGTCCAGCGGAACCAACGACTCGCCGACCTTTCATAGTCGACAAGCGTAAGGCTGCCGTAGATGACGTCTTCTAAGACATAGCCCCCTCGTCGTTGGACAAGGGAGTAGTCGGCGACCTGCTGCTGATAAGCTAGCAGACCTCCGATGTCT